TTGTTCGTGTGTTAATCCTCTTTTTATAGAAGCATCATAAGCTCTTCTAAATTCTGAAAGTCTTGTAGCATTTTCAAAAGTTTCAGATATTACTCTTAATATTTCTATAGGATTTTCTGCTTTGTTTCTTATTGGTCCTTTATTTAAAATATCAAAAGCAGGTTTATCAAATACAGCTCTGTCTACTGAAAGCATAGTTGATTGCATACCACCAGATTTAATCCAATATTCATAATATTTTTGAGAGTTTTTATTTATACCTGTCTTACCAGCAATAATATCAAACAATCCTCTCATAGAACTAACAACAGGAAAAAAACCATACTTACTATAAATAGCTGCTTGAACTGTATCTCTTAAAAAGTTTGCTCCTACAAAATCAAAAGCTAAAGTAGCACCAGCTCTTAACCAACGAGCAGGATGTCTAGCAATACCAACAAATAAACTACCAGCTTCTCTTGGATTAAAATCTTTCATTGCTTCAGCTAGTTCTTTACCTACTTCCCATACTTCATATTTACCCTTACGAAATACAGCAACTGAATCTTCTCCAACTTTATCAAATTCTTTTCTAAATATTTTAAGATTTTCTATTACATTCTGTGAAAGTTTAGAAGTATCAAGTCCTAATTTTTGTAATTCTACAATATCTAAATTGCTTACTTTACTTATAATTTTTTTATTTATATCTGGAAAAGATTTTTTATTAGCTTCAACTAAATTAAAAAAATTTGTTAAAGCAGTATTTCTTTCTACTTTTTTTATAATATTAAATGTATTAGTATAAGTGGTTGCTATAGGATCTATTACTTCTTTTTTTGATCCAACCATTCTTTTAAAAGGATTAGACACTCCTTGAATAAAACCTTTATCTTTTAATGAAGATTCTGCAACTCTAGCAAATGGTATATAATCTTTATTTAATTCAAGCATAGCATTAAATGTTTCTTCAGTTAACAGACCTTTATCTTTTGCATATCTTGCAACTCTTTCATTATAAGATGTTAATTCTTTTTGAGTCTTGTCATATTTTTTAATTAACTCTGAATTTTTAGAAAGTTCTTTAGCTGCTTTTAAATCAAAACCAGTTTGAATACCTTGAGATTCTTTTTCTACAACTCTTTTAGAAACAGCATAATTAGAAAATTCTGAATATAATTGTCTATTTTTTAAATCTCTTGCTTTTTGACTAAAAGAAATTTTTTCTGGTAAAAAAGGAACTGCAAAATCTTTATCTAATAAAGGTTCTAATACTTGTTTAAATGCTTTTCCATTAGTTTTTAATTTAGCATTTTGAGTTCCCACTTCTATAAAAGTACCAGCTAAATTTTCAACACCTAATAAACTTCTAAAATCTTCATAAGAGTTTAAAGCATCTTTAGTATTTTTTGTATTTTGAACTTTAGATATTAGTTGTTTAATAGGATGCAATCTATCAATAGAATTAGTAACAAATGAATCTTTTACAGCATTAGCTTTTTCTGGTATGGTTACTATAGGTTCTGGTTCAGTAAATCTAATGTTATCATTTATTTTTTGTTCAGCTTCTGTTTTAAATTTTATTCCTTCTTTAAATGTATCTGGTTTTAATATTATATTTTTATCTCCACCATAGTATCTAGGATTTTGATTTGTTGTACTTGCAACATCATCAAATACAGGTTTATTAATAATCATATCATCTGCTAATTCTGTTTTTGTTCTATCATTTTTAATTATAATTTTTTTAGATTTTTTTATTGCAGAGCTACCAAAATTAAATAAACCAAATAAAAAAAAAGTATCTGTTAATTGTTCTTTACCTGGCATTTCTCCATGAAGAATTGCACCTACTCCTTCAAAAGCACCAGCTTGTGCTATAGTTTTTTTTAATCCACCAGAAACAAAACCACCAGCTTTAGTAGCTGCATAAATTTGAGCCGCTTCTATTCCTCCAGCTTTTATTCCTTCTTTAGTCCATATATCAAAAAATTCTTGAAAACCATTTACTTCATCATTTTCTAATGCTTTTAAATATGTTTCTCTTAAAGAACCAGCAACAAATGCACCTGCTGCTAAACTAGCATCTGGTTTTCTAGTGGCAAGACCAGTAGCAATAGTAGGTACTGCATAAACAGGTAAGTCTTTAATTAGTCTTGCAATGTTAGTAATATTTCTTTCTATAAAACCTGTATCATCTGGTTGACCTGTTGTGTAAAGTTCTGGTGTTTTTACATCATTAACATAAGATTGATGTAAATCCCATATACCAGCACCCCAACCTCTTTCCCAATATTTTGCAGGTTCAAATATTTTACCAACTAAATCTTCTTTTCTTTTTTGAATAAAAGGTGTGTCATCATTTTGATCCTCTAATTGTTTTAATTCTGAATAAACATTTTCATGTTCTTCTTTTCCAAACTCAATAATATTTTGCCATGCTTGTCTAATAGGAGTTAAATTTATTTTTTTATAACCTAAATCTTTTGCAATATCTTGAGTAGTAAAACCAGCAGAACTTAATTCTTGTATTTTTTCTTTTTTATATTCTTCAATCTCTGTATTAGAAAAACCAGCTTCTTTAAAAAGTTTTATTTCTTCTGCTAGTGAAGCCATTAGTTTTCCTTTATAAGTTCTCTAAATTCTTTTATTGTAAGTTTTCTACCTAACTCTTTTTCTTTTTCTTTTTTTAATGATTCCAAAGGAATTTCTGGAGTATCATCTTGAGGTAAATCATTTATATTTTTTTTAACTTCATTTAAAATACCTTTAAAAACATCATTAACATCTGGTAAAAAAGTATAAAAATCATAACCAATAAAATTTTTATTTCCTTTTGTTGCTTTCAATAATTCGTCTGAATTAATACCTTTTTGTAAACCATCTATATATCTATTGTACATTACATATTTAAATTTATTTAGTCTAGCATCTTTATCAGGATCTAAAGATTGTAGTGCAACACTACCAGCAACTTGATCTTTAAAATTATCTATAAATTTAAAAAATTCTGTATGGTTTTCTTTAAAATTTGTTTCATTAGATATTCCAAGAAGATTATTTAAATACTTAACATCAGCTAAATTTACATCTTGTCCTATTCTATCTAATATACTTTTTCCTTCTCCAGTTTCTCCTGTTAATAAAAATTTGTCTGTAATAGTATTTACTTTATCATTAATAATAAGTTTAATAATATCATCATTTTTTTCAAAATTAGATAATTTATTAGCAGAACCATCTGCTACTTTTTCATTCATAGTAGTAAATTGTTCAATAGCAACTGTATTAACACCAAAAATTCTTTCTAAATCTTTTTGATAACTTGGTTTATTTTTTTCCATTTCATCAAAAATTTTTTTACTTTCTATTGCAGTTTCAATTTTAGCTACTTCTCTTTGAGTTAGTATTGCCATATTTCTATCTACTCTAACTGCTTTAGCTTTGGTTTGATATGCTTTTTCAAATTCAATTTTTTGTTGTGGTGGTAAGGTTTCAAAAATTTTTTGCAGTTCTTTATTACCACCAAAAGTTTTATTTTTTATTTCTTCATTAGCTATAGTAAAATCTCTTGGATCAGCATCAAAAGGTATATCTAAAGGTTTTAAAAGTATGTTAAATTTTTGCTCTTTAATTTTTTCATTAGCTACACCATCTAATTTTAATAATTCACCAGCAGGTACATCATCAAAAACACCTTCTTTTAATGATAATTTAAAATTATTAGGTTGATTATTAGCCATAGAAGTTGCTAAAAATTCAGAACCTTTCTGCTTGTATGCTTTAATTAATTGTTTTTTAACACCATCATCATAATCTTTATTTGCATTTATTCTTCTTTCCATATTATCTTTAAATGCAGGTAGATACATTGGTCCTAATTGTTGTAACAATAAACTTTCTTTAACAAAAGTATCATCATCAACTTCTTTATTTTCTACTATTAAATTTAATCTTGCTTCTTCTATTGCTTTTGTTTTTAATAACCCAGATGTTGCATAAAATTTTGCATCAATAGCTTTTTTTTCAAAGTTATTTAAATTTTTTAATTTATTATTTTTATGATAATTATAAAGTTTTTCAACTTCTGCATCATAATACTGTGATGCTTCTGTTGGATTAGATTTTTGTTTTGTTTCACTTTGTATTGTTAACCAACCTTTTTGAGATACATTTCCTTGTTCATCTAACTGATCTTCATAGAAACTATTTATTGCTTTATATGATCTGTTGTTAGCTTCAGTTGTTTTTTCTTGTATATAACTATCTCTTACAAAATTACTAATAGGTTGTAATGCACCTGCTGGAGTGTTGTTAACATTTAAATTTGGAACATCAGTTGCAACAGAAGGTGTTGCTGTTGTCATAGATGAGGTTGAAGTATATGTAGGTATCTTTGGCATATTATCCTTTCATCTGTAATAATGAAGTTCCAACTGAAGTTGCTGTTCTTAATTGTGCAATTTTTGCTTCTTCTCTAGCCATTTGACCTCTAATTCTAGCAAAGTTTGCTTCTTCAAATGCTCTAGCTTTTCCTATTTCAGTATCATATCTCATTTTATCTTTTTCAAGTTCTGCATTTGTTAAATTAGCTAATCTTATTCTAGCAGCAGTACCTCCTTGAGTAACACCAGATTTTGCTGTTTGAACTATAACATTTCCTTCAAACTCTCTAAATTTTTTATCAAATGTTGATAAATCTAATTCTAATTTATTATCAAGTATTTCTGCATTTTGTTCTTTTACTAAAGCATCACGATTATTTTTAGCTTCATTAAATTTACCATAAACACCTTGTTGTTGATATTGTGCTGCACCTATTGCACCGACTACTGCCATCTGCCAACTCATTAGAATATCCTCGCATATCTGTATTGGTCTGAACCATCAAACCCATAGTGTTTCATTAATCCCTCGTTCTCTAATCCTAACCACTCTGCAAATCTTATACCTTTGTCAAAGTCTGATCTTACAGCAGTTTGAACTCTTTTAATATTATACTTTCTTGCAACCTTGGCAAAATCTTTCTTGATTGCTTTAGCAACTGACAATGGATGATCCCAAACATCTTGTGTTGCA